ACAAAGTATGGATCTAATCTCTGCCTCTGGCTTAGGATTAGATTTCTGTCTTGGTAATGTATTGAAATACGCATCAAGATATGGTAAAAAGAATGGAGCAAACCGTGAAGATCTAATGAAGATCATTCATTATGCACTATTAGCAATGAATGAACATGACATAAAGGAGTCGAATAATGAAACTTAGTAATGAAATAAAAGATGTATTGAATAACTTCCAAGCGATCAATAGTAATATTGCAATCGGTGAGGAAGGTGGAATTATTCGGAGCATGTCAACATCAAAGACTCTTATGGCAAAAGCCAATGTAGCATTTGATTCCCCATACCCATTTGGCATATATGACTTAGGTGAATTCCTAGCTTGTCTTAATATGTTCGATGACCCTACATTATCATTTGATGAGGATAAGAAGTTTGTTAATATCACTGATGGTATTACAACATTCAAGTATTACTTCTCTGACATTGATGTTCTTACCGTTGCAACAAAAGATATTAATCTGCCATGTGAAGATCTAAAATTTACTCTAACACATGAAGAATTAACCCAACTCCGTAAAGCTTCAACTACTCTTAAAACCAGTAACTTAAGTGTACGAATGAGTGCAACTGGTTCTCACTTTATTGAATGTGTTATCTTGGATAAACAAAATCCAACATCTAATCAATTTACTATGAACATCAATAATTGTGATATAAATACTAGTGCCGAATTTGATTTTGTGTTTGATATAAACAATTTCAAATTCAAGCCTGCCGCTGAATATGTCTTCGGAATTGACAAAAAGCAGGTAGCATTAATAAAAGCTGGTGACACAGATTACTGGGTCGCCCTTGATAAAACAACCACATATAAGGAAATATAATGGTAGATAGTAATGAAGAAATAATGGATGCAACTGCAGAAGTAATTGATGCAGCAGCAACTCCAGAAACAACAGCTCCAGCAGCTGAAAATCCAGGCTTAAGCCTTAATGATATAAAAGGCTGTGTATCGATTATCGATATAGTAACGAAGCGTGGAGCCTTTGAAGGTCCTGAACTTGCTGAAGTTGGTACATTAAGAAATCGTCTAGATTCTTTTCTGACGGCCGCAGCGGCTGCAGAAGCTCCAGCTGAAGGTGAAGCAGAGACTGAAACACCTGCGTAGTATGTACTTTTGGTAAAAGCATGGTATAATGGTACCATGCTTAATTATATTATGAGGTTTATGTGAAAGAATTTTTATTCGTAGAAAAGTACAGACCAAAAACTATAGCTGATTGCATTCTCCCTCAAGCACTCAAAGATACTTTCCAAAGTATTATTGATGGGGGAGAAATACCAAATATGATGTTTAGCGGTTCGGCTGGTGTAGGTAAGACTACCGTAGCCAGAGCGTTATGCAATGAGTTAGATCTTGACTATATGATTATTAATGGTTCCGAGGATGGTAACATTGATACACTCCGCGGTAAGATCAAACAGTTTGCAAGTACAGTAAGTTTACATGGTGGACAAAAGGTTGTTATCCTCGACGAGGCTGATTACCTAAACCCACAATCTACTCAACCTGCATTGCGTGGGTTCATAGAGGAGTTCTCTTCTAATTGTAGATTTATACTTACTTGTAATTTCAAGAATCGTATTATTGATCCTCTCCATTCGAGATGTTCTATATATGAATTCAACTTAGGGAACAAAGCAGTGATGGCACAGGCATTTATGTCTAGACTTCAATTCATTCTTGATTCCGAAAACATTACATATGACAATGCAGTTATTGCAGAACTCATTATGAAATACATACCAGACTGGAGACGTGTCATAAATGAATGTCAAAGGTATGGCATGAGTGGTACTATCGATACCGGAGTTCTTGTCACTCTATCCGAGTCAAGTGTTCAGGCATTGATGGAAGATCTTAAGACTAAAAACTTTAAGAAGATGCGTAAGTGGGTAACAGATAACATGGACGTAGAATCAGCAAAGCTTTTTAGAATGGTGTATGACAATATGATTACTTATGTCCAACCTTCTAGTATCCCTCAACTGGTCCTGATCCTTGCAGACTATTCTTATAAGGATAGCTTCGTAGCTGATCATGAATTAAACGTAGTGGCATGCATGACTGAGATCATGTCCTCAATTAAATTTAAATAGGAGATCTATGACAGAACAATTAGCAATGTATGGACAAATAATTACAACGTTGGGTGTAGTTATGATATTATGGCAGCTAGAAAAAGCTGGCCGATTATTACAAATGATGAGTAAATTCTTAGCGGAGGCAGTAGAAGAACATGACAAAAATTAATATTACAGGAACAACATTGTATGAAGATCTTAAAGAATTCTTGCATACCGAGGTTATTGAAGTAGCCTTCACCAAAAAGAATGGTGATGATCGTGTAATGAAATGCACACTCATGGCTAAAGAGATCCCTACTGAAATGGCACCAAAGAATATCGGTAATCCACCAGACGAAGAGAACAGAGATTATATGAATGTCTTTGATGTTGAAGCTCAAGGCTGGAGATCATTTATATTAGACAGTGTTAAATATGTAAAGACTAATTTAAATGAATCCGTTTGAATTAATTAAATCTATATCCAATACAAAGAAGGATATACTTGAGAATGAGAAAGACTACAATGCCTTTATGGTAAACCGTGGACTTTCATATTTCCCTGATACTGTTATATACGCTAACGAGATGAATAGGTTTCACCATCTGGATAGCCGCCTACAGTATCATTTTCTTATAAATACTATTAGAAAACGTAATCGTTTTTCTAAGTGGAACAAATCTATTGAATCTGAAAATATCAATGCTATAAAGCAGTATTATGGTTATAGCAATGAGAAAGCTCGTGATGTACTTCCGCTTTTAAGTAATGAAAACCTTAAAACAATAAGAGGAAGAATACAGCATGGTGGAATTCAACGATGAACTGGTAAATTGGAAACCAGAGATGATGTTAGAAGTAATACTGGCAGAGCCAGATGATTTTCTAAAGATACGTGAAACTCTCACGAGAATAGGAGTGGCTTCTAAAAAAGATAATAAACTATATCAATCATGTCATATTTTACACAAACAAGGAAGATATTTTATAACTCACTTTAAAGAGTTATTCTTATTAGATGGTAAGCCTTCTAATCTCACAGAGAATGATCTCAAACGTAGGAATACAATTGTCAAGTTAATGGATGATTGGGGATTACTTACTACGGTTGCTCCAATTGGAGAGACAGCATCACTAAACCAAATTAAAATTATATCTCATAAAGATAAAAACGATTGGGAATTATGTCCCAAATATAATATAGGTATCAAGTAAAACCTATATAAATAAAATTGAATATGCCGAAAGGGTATTCAAGAACCGTGGCATGAAGCCACATTTTAACCTTGCTATTTAATAGGAGGACAATATGTCAAACTTAGCATTTAATACAACATTCCCGAGAGATACATTCTTGGGATTCGATCAACTCTTTAACACATTACAAGACATCAGTCTAGATGACGCTCGCGGATCTGGATACCCGCCTTATAACGTAATTAAAAGGGAAGACGGTCACTTTCTAATTGAAATCGCTGTTGCAGGATTTAGAAAGGAAGATATCAATCTAACTCTTGAAAAGGGAATACTTACAATCTCTGGTGATAAAGTCAAAGGTACAGACAAACGTACTTATGAGCACCGCGGTATTTCTTCAAGAAACTTTAAGAGGTCATTTACTTTATCTGACACTCTAAAAGTTGTTGGAGCAGATATTGTTGATGGTATGCTTGTTGTTATTTTGGAGAACAATGTTCCAGAAGAAGATAAGCCACAAACTATCAATCTAGGTGACTTGCCTAAATCAGCTAAAAAGTTGTTACTAGGCTAAATACTAAGGAGCACATGGCATACTCAGAAAAGGTTTTAGATCACTACAATAATCCACGCAATGTGGGTAAGATGGATATGAACGATCCACATGTAGGAACTGGTATGGTAGGTGCTCCTGCTTGTGGCGATGTTATGAAATTACAAATACGTATAGAAGATGACATAGTCACAGATGCAAAATTTAAAACATATGGTTGCGGATCAGCAATTGCCTCAAGCTCATTGTTAACAGAATGGGTTAAGGGTAAAACAATACATCAGGTAGAAGAAATTAAAAACACTGAAATTGTTGAAGAGTTGCAACTCCCACCGGTCAAGATACACTGTAGTGTATTAGCTGAAGATGCAATCAAATCAGCAGTGAAAGATTATATTAATAAACAACCAAGGAAACACAGATGAATCAAATTAGATTAATCCGACTTACGTCGGGTGAAGAAGTACTATGTGAGAAAGTAAATGAATCAGGTTTAACAGTAACAGTAAAAGATCTTGTGGCATTAGTGCCTACCCAAGAGAGATTAGGATTTATGCCTTATATGCCATACTGTGAGATAGACCAATTGGTTATTAAGAAAGAGCATATCATGTTTGATCTTACACCAACACAAGAATTAGCAGCACAACACGAACGTATGTTCAGTGACACAGATATAATTACACCGGAAAAACCACAAATAGTTGTATAAAGTATGTACATCTAATGTTATTTGTGGTATAATACACACATGACAAATACTTTTTATACTAGTGCCTTCCGTCATGGAAAGGTAATCAAATATATGGGCTACGAGGATGGTAAGAAAGTTTCATTTACTGTCCCGTATCACCCTACTCTATTCGTTACATCCAAACAAAACAATGCTCATGATTGGCATGCCCTCGATGGTACTCCTGTAGAACCTATTCAATTCGGTTCGATGGGTGAAGCCACTGACTTTATCAAGTCGTACAGTGATGTACCTAACTTTAAAGTGTTTGGCAATACCAATTATGTTGTGCAATATCTGAATGATGAATTCCCTGGTGTAATCAAATGGGATCGTAATCTCATTAATGTTACATCAATCGATATTGAAACAAAGTTCGGTGATGGTTTCCCTGAGCCGGCTCTGGCTGATCAGGAAGTAACAGCAATCACAATGAAGAATAATATTGACGATACCTATTACACATTTGGTTGTGGTGAGTATGATGTAGACAATGCCTTGCTGCAAACCCATGAAGTAATTTATGTCAAGTGTGCAGACGAGAGAGAACTCTTACACAAGTTTGTCTATCATTGGTCTAAGACTTCCCCTGATATTGTTACAGGTTGGAACTGTGAGTTCTTTGATATACCATATCTTATTAACCGTATCAAACGTGTATTCGATAATGGTCGTGAGAAGTTCCTATCACCATGGAGAATGATTGACGAGCGTGAGACACACACGGGTTATGGTCAATCCACACTTAAGTATGAAATCAAAGGTGTAGCCATCTTAGATTACATGGCAATCTTTAAGAAGTTCGGTTACTCGTATGGTCCACAAGAATCATATAAGTTAGATCATATTGCTAATGTTGTTCTCGGTGAGAAGAAGCTTGACTTCGGTGAAGCCTCTGACCTCAATGAATTACACGACAATGACTACCAAAAGTTTATTGATTATAATATCAAAGACGTAGA